CTCTTTGAAACTACTCCCTTCCTGAGTGTCGCGAAAAAGCTTGGGAAAATAAAAACCTTCAGTGGTGGATACAAACTCGTTTGTCCCGTTGAAGTAAAAGAACATTCGCTTGTGACTGTTCTGGATTCTGGCTGGGAAGCCCTCGACCTTAGTGTCCAGGACTTCACTGAGCAGGCGGAATACGATTGGACGAGGGTAGCCATCCCCGTCCTCATCTCTGGCCGTGAGGAAGCAGAGAACAGCGGCGACAAGGCCATCATTGACCTTGCCGAGGCACGTTATAAGAATGCCATGTCGGCTCTTATGCGTCAGATCAATCGTCAGATTGTTCAGAACGATAGCATCTTTACTCAGTTGGGAACGCTCAACGGCAACATGCAGGCTGGTGCCGGTGGTGTTGCGACTGGCTTCCTTGAGGATGAGCTGCCGGAAGTTCAGGGTGGAACACCCACGAACACGATGGGTGGCCTCGCACGAACCGGTGTCCGTGGTCTACAGAACCAGTATCTCGATGGTGCCGGTTCCTTCAGCATCGCGGAGATGTTCGACCTTGAAACCCGTGCATCCACGCTGATGCCTTCTGGTGGTGACGGTGGTCGCTTCCATCTTACGCTTGCTTCGCCTGCTGGCTATACGGCTTACCGTAATGCCCTGTTCAGCAACGAGCGTTATGTCGACGCGAAGACCCTTGATGCTTCTGGTATCACGAGCCTTGCGTTCTCTTCGGGTGTCATCATGCCTGAACGCAACATGGTCGCTACTGGTGCGACGGGTGAAGCGCAGAACAGCTTCATGATGCTGAACCTCGATGGAATTACTTTGAAAGTCCATCAGGGTGCAGACTTTGAATTCACAGGGTTTGAGAATATTAGTGGCTATGATGGTCGCTATGGTAGAATTCTCTGGATGGGAGGCCTTACTGGCACCCAGCTTGGTTCGTCCGCCCTCTACACAGACGCAGAAAGCTAAGGAGAATATACTATGTCTAATACAGTTCAGGCTCTTACAGCCAAGGACCGTTCAACCGGAACGAGTTCTGTTTCAGCGAGTGACCGGAGGACAGTTATTTCTTTCCTTTCCGGTGGTGCTATTGTTGCCGGTGATGCCGTGGCTTTTGCCTTGAGCGCTACTGGTGCTGACCGCATCATCACGGTCGTCAAGGCTGACAACGCCGTTGCCGCGACGGCACAGCCCATCGGGTTTGCCATCGATACAGCGACGGCTTCCGGCAAGGTTGTCCGTGTTGTCGTCAAGGGTTATGTCGAAGGTGCCAATGTCGCCAACGCCGTATCCACTGTCGGCCAGACGCTAAACTCCGGAGGCACCGCAGGACGGGCCATCGCATATGCTGCGGCCAATGAGCAGGCTCCCTTCGCGCAAGCGTTGGAAGCGGCTTCTGGCAACAACTGCGATGTCTGGGTCCTTGGGCTCTTTGCATAATGGCTATTTCAGTAACCAACCAAGCCACTCCCCTCGGGGCACGGATTGTGCAGGATACTAACGCCAATGCCACGGCAGCTGATAATACGACGGGCACAACCGGCACGTTGTATTATGTCGAGATCGACAATACCGCCAACGGCGGTGCTGTGTATGCGAAGTTCGCAGACAGCACTAATGCCACTGGGGGCACCACCGCAGCAGACATTTGTCTGATTTGTGATGGGTCATCGACCAAGAGATACGTTTTCCCTAACGGGCTATCTTTTGGCACGGGCTTCTCACACTGGTGTGTGACCTCGGCGGCAGAGGCATCTGTAGCCAGCCCAGGTTCAGCCGTCACCTTGCGTTATGTTACTTCATAAACTATAGGAAACCGGCCGGCACCCTCGTCTTTTTGTGTGTGAGACGAGGGTGCCTTTCTATCATATAAGGAGCCTCAATTGAACTTAGCGCAAATCAAAGGCAGAATAAAAAATCAAATCGACTATACCCCAGTGCCATCAGCAGCGCTTGGTGGTTATTTGGATTCGGTTATCAACGATGCCTACATGGAGGTTTGGCTCCGTCGTCCGTATCTCTTCAACCAGAAAGAGGTCGACATAAGGATCTTCAAAGACCTCACCGTCGACAACCTTTGGAATGCAGCCGATCCTGTCGGAGATAACTATATCACTTGGACCCATGCCAGTGATGTTGCTTCCTTCAACAACGCCTTCTACCAGACCTCGGATGCGGATGTATCGGCTAAGTTTGTCGGTGCTTTCATTACCGACGAGAACGGCGTTGCATATGAGATTGTCAATATTCTCTCCAACACCGATATCAAATTAGATCGTCCCTATGCTGGTCCATCTGGGACAGACACAACTTTTTCAATCAAGCATCGCTTCGCTTACTTGCCATCCGACTTGATTGAGATAATGGACATTTCATTTCCAAACTTCCCCATCAACGTTCGTCGTCGAGGAAAGGTTCATTCTATTCCCAGACGAATTGATGTTGATGTTGATTTGAATCAGGACCTTACAGGTTCCAGACCTAACTTTTATATCCCGTATGCCAAAACTTATGCCCCAGAAATTTCTAACACGCTCCGAGCTACTGCTTCTGGCGCGGCTGGTTTGCCTGACGACACCTATTATTTTGCATATACTGTTGTAGCAAGCGACGGATCGGAGTCCGGGTTCTCTGACTTGGTTGGCGTGACCACCTCTTCTAACGACACCATCACCATCGAGCTGGCCGACACCGGTGGCACAACTGATGAATACAGAAAGTTCCGCTTCAATGTCTATTATGCCCACAAGAGACAAGGCCAAGATCGGTATGTCTTCTTCAGGATTGGGGCGCTCAATGATGTTATTGATAGTTCTACCGGCGTTGTTGGTTTTACCTCTTCTGTTTTCGCGGATATCAAAAAGGGCAACTACCACAACAGAAGGTTCAACGAAGCCTCTGGCACCAAGAAGATTCGTTTTCATCCACGACCCATAGCTGTGGATAAGTCGCTAACAGTCGTCGGAGAAGATCTTCCTGTGGAACTAACCTTCTGGCATCTAAGATATTTGTATAACCCATACGAACTACTTGATGATTATGACACCCCCCTCATTCCCAGTGAGTTCCATCACCTGATCATTGACCGAGCACTCGTGGATGTGCATGCCAAGTATGACAACCTAAGAGCCTCTCTCGCAGCCGAGAAGCGCTTTCTCAATAGAGTAAAGGCGTTGGACGCTCGCTACTCCACCGAGAGGGACGCAGTGCTTCAGAGGGGCCAATCAATGCAGTGGGGAGGGGGGCGCAATACGCTGCCTGTGAACAGATCACTCATCTACAAAGGATAGCCCATGTCTGAAGCCACCATAAAACATCTTGGGGGAATAAACCACGCGCCATATGCTATCGCGGCAGATGACGTTCAGAACCTTCGCTATGACAGCCAGCGTCTATGTTGGGCCAACGATCGTTCTTACTGCTCTTGGTATGCCCCGGATAGTGATGGTGTCGTCGCAGGAGAACCAGCCGCTGAATCTGTATACAGTATATACTCCTATCAACGCCACAAGTCCTCAGTTCATACGATGCTATTTGAGGAACTGAACGGATCCACGCTGGATCTAAAAGTTATCAATGGTCCTGTGACAACGACGCTGGAAACCGGCAGACCTATCCCTGCCGCCAATGATCCTGGAACACAATATTGTAGAATTGGTAAGTTTCTCTTTGTGGTAAACGGCGAGACAGCACCTCTCATTTATCGTGGTGGCCGCACCACACGCCCGGCATTCTTTCATAGCAGACCAGCCGCTCCCTTTGCCCACCCAGCACCAAACCTGATGACTGCTGAATATGGGAAACAAACAAGGGGAACTTTGCTGAAGAAGAAACGCCAGGGCAACTCCGGAATCAACATCTTTGATTCGCGGGGGAACCTTGGTATGGCACCTGCTCCGGAGTATGTCGCGGACTTCTCGACTGGAAGCCACCTGGAGTTCTCGCTACAATCGGACAACTGTTATGAATACGCTGTGTCTTTTGTTTTGGATACAGGAGCAGAGAGCCAAAGATCATATTATTCTAATCAGGTCAACTGGGCTTTCCCCACGGGGTTCCAGAGATCCCAAACACGCGACCAATACAAATACGGGCTATCAATAAGAGATATTCCTCGGGGTCCGAAGGGCACAGTCAAACGCCGACTATACCGGACCAAGAACCAGCGCGATGGGCAGTCCGGCGCTGGTCGTCAACTCTATTTTCTTGCTGACCTCCCAGATAATTCTTCAACCGTTTTCTTTGACCTAATCCCTGATTCGGGTCTTGGTGCTGTCGCTCCTTCCGTCACGGAGTCTGCCCCCTTTCCAACCGGCATTAGTCTTCTTGCCGCATTCAAAAACCATCTGATCGCAGCAGGTTCGCCTGAGAACCCCAGTGTTCTCTACTATTCCAGAGGCAACCTCCCGGAACAATTCCCGGCTTTCAATTATTTTGATATTGGGGACAGAGACGGAGGAGCCATCACCGCACTTTACACAGCGTCTAATGTTTGTTATGTTTTTAGAGAACGAGCAATAGACGCTTTGGTTGCTACGGATAACGTCGATCTGCCCTTCAAGATAGTTCCCATTGTCTCAGGCGTAGGCACTCAATCCCCCAACAGCATATGCGAGGTGCCCGGTGCAGGGGTCCTCTTCTGTGGGTCGGACAAGCAGTTCTATGCCTTGAAGACTGGTGGGGATAATAGCTATTATGAAGGGCAGACCGGCCTTATTCAATTGTCCGAGCCAATCTACGATTTGTGTGAGGACATATCGGAGAATGCTCTTGGTCGTGTCTTCGCTGTCTACTCCAAGAGGGACGAAGAATACTGGGCGCATGCCCCTGTAAATGGCGACAGGTATGCGACGAAAGGTTTTGTTTTCCACGCCAAGCCCAAAGTTTGGTCGACAAGAATGAATATCCCAGCCGCGTGCTTTACCCAGATCCCCGAGCGCTGGGTTACCTTCGGGTCTAACGCAAAACTATCTGGCCTTCCCATCGTCGATGGCGTGGATGAATCAGCCCAGAACGTCGGCATTATGACATGGTGTGGAGCCAAGGGAACTGGCTATGTCTCCGGGGCAAGCGAACAAGATCCAAGGACCTTGAGTGAAACAGCACAAGATTATGTATGGGAGACCACCTGGCTCAACTTTGATGACGCCAACATAATCAAGCACCTCACTGGCGTTACTCTGATATGCTATAAGAACGTCGCTGGTGGTGGTGAGATGGAGGTGGGTGTGGACTTCAAGCCCATCCTATACGGCCAGGCGGGGGCCTCCAGGGTGGTGACAGACTTTGCTTCTTACAATAGCGAGCAAACAACCGCAGGACTATATGGGTCTGCTGACACGGTATTCGACGGATTGTTTTATACTGATAGTGTGAAGACGATGGACGACAACAGATACTCTACGAAAGAGATCGTCCAGGTCAAGATTGACAGCCCGCAAGGAGCATTTCAGATAGTTGAGGCCCCGTCTGTCAACACTTCCACCGAGCGGGGAGCCGGTGGTTCCAGGTGGTATAAAGTCAAATTCTCTGGAAACAAACCAATCGCGCTGATTGGATTCCAGATCCACTATGAAACAGCCGCAGGAATAAAACAATTGAACTTCGCAGCAGGACAGGCATCGGGTGCCGAACTCATAAGAAACGTGATGGGGCTATAATGAAACTTTACCCAACAACAAATACGATTTTAGAAGGAAATGATATCCAGGTTGAAACTCTGAACCAAGAGACGAGGGAGTGTTTCCAAGTATCTAACGGCGGTATCGACCAGTATAACCTTGAGCTTGGCACGTCGACCTGTGGAACAGATGGCTTGGAATCAAGTAACTTTGCTTTGAATAGTTGGAACCATTTCTTCACCGGAGTTGAAGGTTCTTCCTCACAAACTTCAAGTGTCTTCGAGGTCGCGGTGAATGCATATGCTGTCAAGCAGCATCTGTATGCAACGAGGAACCATTCCAACATAAAGGCCGGCATGTGTTCCGGTGTCCTCCAGGTCCGATACTGGTTGAACTCACTCGCGCAAGCCAATGCCGCCGACATGGGCTATGACGATGACATTTATAGCCGCGATCTAACTTGTGATTTTTCCATATATGTCAACGGTTCCAAGGTGGGTGAGACAGATGTGGTTTCCAAGGGGACACGAGGCGCAGCAACAATTCCTTTTCGCTTCTATCATCCGGGTGGAGATATTCAGGTTGATCTATATGCCGGCGCGAATGGGTTGGGATCCCTCGTCGACTTGTCCGAGGTCTATTCTGGTGTCAGCTCCGACTTTCGTATGAGGATCCAAAACTTCTTGTATACAGCTAACGTGAGGGTTCGCTAATGGCCATCAAAACATTTACCCCCTTCGGGAAAGGGAAGAGAATAAAGGCTGATGAGTGGGATGCCGCCTTCCAACTCGATGGTCTCCAAGGAACCATCGAGGGTATTACCGGGGAGCAGGTTGCCAAGGAAGGTATCACCTGTGATGTTGTCAATAAGGGCCGTGCAACGCTCGAAGGAAGCGCCACGACGGACGCGTCAGGGTGCCCCTATTACTTCGGTAGGAAAAGCACAACACTGTCCGGTGACTGGATTCACCAGGGACAATCAGGACATTACGTTGGCGGGATTCTGTCCGCGACAGAGTTGATGAATGAGATCGACTGGACCGACCAGAAAGACTTACTCGGCACGGGGGATGTAATTATTATCGAAGCGGTTGGGAGACTGGATACGGTCACTTATGGAAGGGGTGACTGGAACTCCGACGGGACCGGGACAGAGGCGTCGTCGAACACCCCTGGAGCGGTCGTCGTCGACCCCTGCGGTGGCTGCGCGTATTGGTCGATGACCGATGCCATGTGGAGCGCTTACTTTGCTTCTCTGTCTTTCCAACAGAATACCACTGTCCCGAACACATCATTCGGTGGGTGGGAAGAACCTCACTGGCAGCACCATTGCGCTCATTACTTTACGCCATGGCTTTCCTATAACGCCGACACGGTGGGCAACTCAGGAGTGGGACAGGTTTGGACGAGAGGGAAGGAGGTATTTGATGGTGCCACGAGCTATGGTCCGGGGAAGGGCTTGGACTTTCGAATGCAAATGTATTA